TAAGCGGAGTGAAGGCATCGCACCGGGTGGTATATGACAGCAAGAATTACGAAATTCTATATACCCAGGAAGTAGGCCGCAAAGAAGGCATTGTTTTGGTTTGTGAACTTCGCAGCGCATGATTGAGATTGACGATAAGCAGATGCAACGCGAGCTGAAGCAACTGGCCAAGAAGGTTGAGAAAATCCAGCAACGCATGGACGGCACCAAATCCAAGGAGCTGCTAAAAGCGCACAAGGAAATTGGCAAGATGTACCACCAGCAGGTGAAGCGCAACATAAAGAATTACCACACGGATACCGTGGTAAGAAAAAAAGGCAAGGAATACCCGATCGTGCGTGGGCAGTTGAAGGCCTCCATGGGCAACTGGAAACCAAACAGAAACAACGTAAACATCATTGCGGGTCCGCGTGCTAACTCACCAATGAAAAAGAAGGTGCGCGAAACGGCCAACGGTTGGTATGCTCACTTTGTGGAGGAGTTTGGAACAAACAACAAAGGCGTATTTGATCGCACGAAGAAACAGGTAATCGCACAAATGCGAGACAAACAGATTAAGTTGTATCAGCAAACGATTAAAAACGCGGCACGATGACAGTTGGAAAAGCTATTTTTTACCTGCTGAACAATTACAGCAACTTAACCGATATAGTTAGCAATCGGATATATCCGGAAGTGGCAGAGCAGGACGGTGCCAGCCCATTCGTGGTGTACACGATAATTAGCAACAGCCCGAGCGATACCCACAGCGGCCCAAGCCAGTTGGACGTGGCGCAGGTGGACGTGGTGGCCTATTCAACCAGCTATTCTGAATGCATCGACATTGGTGTGCATGTTCGCGCTGCTTTAGACCGCGTTACAGGCACCTACAACGGCGTGAACGTACAATCGTGCCAGTACACCACCGAACTCATTGACTTTGATGATTACAGACGCAGCTATGTGATTACGCAATCCTACGATGTGCGAATCAGCAGGACCGCGTTTGACATTGCCAGCAGCACACCAATAACCGGTGTATATTTAGGTCAATTGGCGGATGTAACTGATAACGCCACGACAGGTCAAGTAATCAAAAAGCAGGCCAATGGCACCTGGGCTGCGGGTGATGATGCTTCGGCTGCATCCTTGCCTGAATTGACAGACGTCAACAGCGAAGTAACATCCAATGCTTTGGACAGGCAGGCATTGGTTTATGATGAGGTTACAGGCGAATGGATAAACGATGGTGTTGGGCAGGTAGTAATACCAATTCGCAACAACTCGCAAACGCAAATCTTTGCAGGCCGCATAGTCGCCTTTGCAGGTACGCAGGGCGACCGCATATTAGTTGATCCATGGAACAACGCCAGCCAATCGGCTTATATCGTTGGAGTTACTGACTCATTATTGGCAGGCGGCGGAGATGGCCATGCATTTACTTATGGCGAAATAAGAAACTTGGATACTTCGGCATGGTCACTGAACACGGTGTTGTATGCAGGCACAGCCGGCACGTTTACCACCACGCCCAACAGTATGCCATTGGCCACGGTTACACGGGTGCACGAAAACACCGGTCGCATTTTCGTGCGTACCTACGTGCCAGGCGACCATTACCGCGATCGTTTCAGAGCTGAAGCCAACGCAGCAGCTGTGGCAGGCACAGCCGTGGAAACATATTACACAGCGCAAGCCAATGGCGATGGGTTTTACCAAAACAAAGGCAGCGATACACCACGGAACCCAGCGGACGATTTGGTGCGCAGAACGTTGTATTGGAAAGCCGGAGCATTTGAAGCAGCATCGGCAGCGGGTTACAGCAACATAACCGAATACGATTCCATTACCTATGCGCAGTTGCTCGGATACATTGATGACATTTTAAACAGCAATGGCGCACCGATTACCATTTGGAGCAAGCGAGAGGAAGTACCACAATTCACGGGAATCTTAGACACATATACGCAAGCCGCAGCCGCTTATAGCGTTCGCAAACTTCGCACAGCTTACACAGGGTCAGCCATTCGCGTGCGCAGAGCATCGGATAACACTGAGCAGGATATTGGTTTTACGGCTGGCGGCGATTTGGACGAACAGGCATTGGCTACTTTTTGCGGAGCCTCAGACGGTTTTGTGCGCACGTGGTATGATCAAAGCGGAAACAGCCGAGACATGATTCGCACCAATACTTCCGACCAAGGCAAAATTTACGATAGCACAACCGGCACCGTAACACAGAATGGCAAACCTGCTATTTCTCATGCAGGTAGTTTTGTGCATTACTTACAATGCGCAAACCAAAGCACAGCGAATTACCACAGCAATAATGACATCGCTTACAGCGCAGTAGTAGGCAGTAGCACCAGCTCGTATTACACCGGATACTATCAACTTACCACGGCCATAAATGTGTACCCACGATGGGCTTCTGGAACGTTACACAGAACACCAACGCAAATAGCATTGGGCGTGAGCACCACAGGCCAGTGGCATCATTTTAGTTACAGAGATAATGATAGTGTACTCATTCGGCACAATGCCGCAAACATTGTCAGCGGAAGCGATACGGCAGCTATTCCGACCTATACCGGATCAACGGCAAGTATTACGGCTGGTTTTGGTTCGCTCATGCAGGAGGTAATTATTTTTAATACAGCCATGGCCAGCAGCCAAACAGGAGTGGAAACCAACGTGAACGATTATTACAGCATTTACTAATGAATCAGTATATCATTGTCTTGCCAGTTGGTTTGCTTACATCGGAAGTCAGAGCCAAAGCCATTACACGGGAGCTGTACAATATCAGCACGCCCGTGGCCATCCAGCACGATTACCAAAAGAATACCACGGTGTTTGAGGTGATTGTACATCCTGATGGCGTTCAACATGCTTTGGTTATTCAAACCGATTGGATTATTCCAGTTCACGAACAGGCAAACTTGGAGAAGCTGGTGGCGATGTTCCCGGAGCTGACAGATCAGGAAAGAGTAACGTTAACCGGATACATCCACACAAATAAGGCATTCCCATTTGGCAACATCGTGCCCAGTACCGTAACCATAAGAGACGCAGCATACATGCAAGCAAATGGATGGGATGTAGAAATAATAAACCTTGAATCATGAAGCAAGCACTCGCATACTTTGCGGCCATTATCCTGGCTGTTTTTATCCTGATCCTTGGACCGCCGATTCATGGGCTGGCTTACATCCTGAACAAGTTCCATGAATGGTTCGAGGAAGCAGCAGAACAAAGCTCACTTTTTTAGATTGCGTACCTTGCAACCATGTTAGTGCAACTTCAAAAGGCTTACAAGGCCGACGGCTTCAACTGGCCAGCAGGTAAGACAGTGGATGTATCGAACAAGTTCGCAGCCAAACTAAAGGCAGGCGGATACTTGGACGCACCCAAACCCAAAGCGGCAACGAAAACCACGAAGCAGCAAACCGATTCCGAACCTTCTAATCAAGAATAATCATGGCACAGTCCACCGGCATTATCAATGCATCATCTATCCGGGTTTTTCTCGGAACCACCAATGACTCCGAAGTAGTTGTTGATCACGTAACCGAATGCAGCATCAGCATGAGCACTGATATGCGCGACATTACCACTAAGACCAGTGCTGGATGGCGCGAAATCTTGCCAGGCATGAAATCTGCATCATTGTCTTTGAGCGGGTTGTTTGCTGAAAATGCAACGAACAACTATAACCAGTTGGTAGATCATCAAATTGCTGGCGAGAAGTTGTTTATTATTTTCACCAATGTCGGCACTGGCTCAGCAGCCAACGCAGGCGACGAGCAGTTCGATGTTGCAGGGTACATTACATCTTTGGAGCAGACAGCAGGCACCGAGGACAATGTAACGTTCTCAATGACGATTGAAATTACCGGCGAAGTTGTACGCGAGGTAATCGTGTAATAACTTTGCTGCATGGTAAATATTCAAGTTGACGGTGTAACCTATCCGCTCCGCGCCAGCATGAAGGCGTGGCGGGATTTTGAAACGAACACAGGCACACGCATGGCAGATATTGGCGAAGCTGATATTACCAAGGTGCCGGAACTGCTGTATTACTGTGCTGCTGCGGGAGCACGTAAGGAAG